GTCTTTATATCTGCATCTACTTCGCTATCCATCAATGCCCCTGCTGCTGTAACATTTGCAGTATCGGTAACATCTGCGTTCTCTTCAATAGTACCGAGCTTTGTTGATGAGGTACTGTCAAAACTTATTTTAGCGTTGTTTGCTGTGATATTATTTGCTTGGGTAGTTGTTATGCCCACTTTAGCGTTGTTAGTCGCTACATCGCTCTCTAAAGTGTCTAAATCTACAGCCTGAGTAACGCTAATAAATCCTACTTTAGTTGCGTCTGCACTTGGATAAGTATTTTTTGCTGTGTTCGCTGTGATTGCACTTGCTTGACTTGATGATATTGTAGTTGTATCCCCTGCTAAAGCTGTTGTTGAACTTGTACCTAAAGCTAAGTTAGATGTACCTGCACCAATAGTCGTGCGTACAGCAGAAGCATCAGCATCATCTAAGATAGTTTTTGCAAAGGTTGATATGGTTGTGTTTGCAGGTAGTGATAATGTTTTGATATCAGCATCGACCTCAGAATCCATTAGCGCACCTGCTGCTGTTACGTTGGCTGTATCTGTTACATCTGCACCTGTTTCTATACCTGCGAGTTTAGATGAGCTTGTACTATCAAAGCTAATTTTGGCATTATTGGTTGCTATATTGCTTTCCATCGTGTCAAGGTCAACAGCTTGTGTTACGCTTATGTGTCCTACCTTAGTCGCATCTCCTGATGGGTAAGAGTTTTTTGCAGTATTTGCTGTCACTGCACTATTAGATGATACTCGAGAATCTGTAAAGTAAAGATTAGAGCTACCTTCTGATATATTGTCTGTATCGAGAACTACATCTCCTGTTTGTGTGTTTACGCTATCAACTGCACCAGTTCCAGTTCCAGCTCCTATATTATTTCTTATTGCAGATTTATCACTATCTGATATTGATGTAGCAGAAACAAGAGAAGACGTTACGTTAGTAGAATCTGTAACATCAGCATTAGACTCTATTCCAGATAATTTAGCTGAGGAGGTGCTATCGAAACTTATCTTAGCAGTATTAGCCACAATAGCATCAGCCTGTTGAGTTGTTATACCCACTTTTGATGTATTGGCGTTTATAGCACTTGCCTGAGAGTCAGTTATACCAGTCTTAGCTGTGTTAGCTGCAACCGCACTGTTTGCTGCAACACGAGAGTCCGTATAATATAGATTAGTACCTTCATTAACATTACTTGAAGTAAGCGTCACAGAACCAGTCTGACCATTTACAGAAGTCACATCGTTTACTTGTGCACCAGCCTGTATTCCAGATAACTTAGAAGAACTCGCTGAGTCAAAACTAATCTTTGAATTATTAGTCGCCACATTAGATTCGAGAGTATCTAAATCTACAGCTTGTGTAATGCTTATATTAGCCACTTTAGCTGCGTCTGCTGAAGGATAAGAGTTCTTGGCTGTATTGAGAGCAATAGCACTTGTATTCGTGCTTATATCGCTTGTATTGGTGCTTATATTAGATGTATTCGTGCTTATGTTAGCAGCATTTGCATTTACTCCAGTATCAACAAAATCTTTTACTGCTGCTGAAGTGGGTATTGAACTGTCGTTGTCATTGTTAGATATTCCGTCAGATTCATCTACAAACTTAGTAATTGTAATATCTTCTCCAGTATCTTTAATTGAGCCGAACTCAGCAGTGCCAGTAACCTTTATAGAGCCATCAGTATTTATGAATACACCTGTTTGATTACCATTGCCATCAGTAATTTCTACTTGACCTGTAATCTCAGCATTATCAAGGGTCTTTAGTAATCCCTTGAAAGTGTCTTTTATTTTTGTGTTATTTAGTGTAGCCAATGTTCTCTGTTGGTTTTACTTGTTTAACTTTTTTCTTTAAATACTTTTTTAACTTTACTATGTTACCCTCTTTAGGCTTATACTTACTTATAGACTCCATCCGTGAAATAATACGTCTTTATCTGGATAAATATCATCATTATTATTCGTATAATACTCTGGGAACTTGTCGTCTGCATTAAAACTCATATAATCTATAAATCTCTGAGTGTAGTATTCTGCATAATCACGCTCTCTATTTATCAATAAGTCAACCTCTTCCTTACTAGCGATTGTACTATTCTCAGAGTTATGCTTATATACACCACCATTAGCAATAGTATAAGCCGCAAAAGGCAAGTATTCAGCCATAGCATAATGAATAAGCATAGGTTGAATATAATCGTTCACAAGCGATAGATAATCACCAGTTAAACTTCCTGCGATAATATCAGCACTAATCTTGTCATATAAGTCAGTACCCATAAAATTCCTAACGTGAATCTCTTGAGCTATATGTATAAACTGAATAAACTTATCAGTATCCACCGAACCATTAAGTGCGGTGTTCTTTACAAGGTCAGCTCTCTTAATAAATAATGCAGTTGCCATATTATTCTTCTTCTTCTATTTGAGGTTCTTCATCAACTTGGTCTCTTTTAATACCAGTTTCTTTTTCTATTTCACTCTCAGATATAGCGTTTGTCAAGTCAGTAAACTCAAGTGGTTGCAACGTCTTGAAATATATATCTAATTCAATTCCGTTATACATAAGTAATTTTTCCAACTCATCTAAGATTGTTACTTGCATAGGGCGAATAACAGTATTATCCATAAGCACAGAGGCAGTTTGTAGCTCTTCTGCATTATTTCCAAGTCCGCTATTATCTTTTATACCAACAAGCATAGGCGATACTATTCTGTGAGATACCATTACCTTTCTCATAGATTCATCAGATAAGAACTGATACTGCTGGTGAGCGTCAGATAATTGTACAGGGTCTATTGTAGCTGCAAGTTCTTTTGAGTCATTAAACGCCAATATAAATCTACCTGCGTTAGAACTACCACTAAACTTCTCTACGATGCTTCTTTCAATCATTTCTCTTTGCTCTTCTGGCGGAACTCCATTATTGAAGTTAATAAGCATAGAAGGAGCAAGACCATTCTGGATGTTATTTATATGATAGTTCGCAATCTCTTCTTCGAGCTCTGCGTACTGTAGCCCTCCTTGATAATCCACTGGAGAATAGTATTTATATCCAGCTCTATAAGGTTTTATATATAACACTTCTAATGGAGACTTAGAGAAACCAAATGCAGGTATTCTTTTTAACTTGTCAGATTGTTTATATTCAGACCAATTAGAATGATAAAAGTAAGCCTCTATCTCTCCTTTTGAATTACACTTCTCCGCTCTAAGAGTTTCTACAGGCATATGTTCAACCTGAGCTATCTTCTTTCTATCTTTAGTATATATAATTTGAAGTGCAGATTGACCCATCATTTTGTAGTCGTAGCATATCTTCTTCATACAATCCTTAGTAAAGAGTTCTTTCATATCGTCATACTGACTTTGATTTTCATCTCCATCAGTAGCGTCAAGACCTTTACCATAAATCATTTCTGCAATACCATTTATTGCAGCGTTATTTGTTGGTGAACCATTGTACCTATCAATTAGGTACTCAAAGTAATTGTTGTCATCGCCGTAAGAAACCCAGTCTTGATTACTGTACTCCTTAATATCAGGGCGTGAATAAGACTCAAGGTTCACAATATGTATCTTTCCATCCTTCACCTTAGGTTTTACCCTTGTGTTTGTATTTCTTCTTGACTTACTCATACTGTTATATATTCATTGTCGTAGCTTTGTTCAACTACATAATCGTCTTTGTGTACATCAAACTTATCGTAGTCCGTCTGGTCGGTACAAAATAATACTCCTTTGTATAACTCTCCACTACTATCAATTAACTTAATACCATAGTATTCGTTTTCCCTAAAGGTGAATTTACCTGATACTGTGGAGAATGGGTCGCCATAATTAAATATGACTTGAGGGTCTTCATTCCAGTTTTGATTCGCATTATTGTATAGAACATCAGTTAAATTCCAGAAGTAATCGGATTTGTAATTAATCTCTCTTCTAGATGATTTATCATATATTCGGACAGTAACAGTGCTAACATTCTGCCGTCTTGGTATAAAACGAATAGTTTGCGAGTTAATAGATGTTGTTACTATATGCATTATATAATTACATATTCATTATCATAACTTGTTTCGGATGTATATTCGCCATCCTGAACAAAGAACTTCTCTCCGTCAGTTTGGTCTGTACAGAATATAAGTCCTCTATATATAACCTCACTACCATTTTTTACTTCAAATGAGTAAGACCTATTTTCTATAAGAGAAAAAGAGCCTGATAGTATCATAAAAGGTTCAGATGATGTTTTAGATACAGATACAGTAGATGTAGTAAATTGCGTTTTATCTGTCAGCTCAAGAGTAACAGAGCTGGCATCTTGTCTAGGTACTATCTTTAACTGTTGTGCCGCTACTGATGTCGTTAATAAGTGCATATCAAAGTAACAAAAATACAACAATTTGTTTTCATTACATAAAAAAATAGGGAGTGCAAAACACCCCCTATTAGATTCATACCCCTATTAAATTTACGAAGGGTCTCTTTGAGTAGATTCTGTGTCAGTAGCACTAGACATACCTGCAAATGGGTCAGCATCAGTACCGCCATCAATAAATGAAGGCATACGAAGTTCGTTAGCAGTTAGCGTAAGTGTATATCCGTTTAAATCACCCATAGCAGTACCAGTAACCGCAGTACCACCAGTAACATCAGCACCGTTTTCAGCACCAACTAATAAAAACTTATCATCGAATGTCTGTACAACAACGTGAGGGCGACCATACGCCATTAATTTCAATTCTTTGTTGTCCTCTTTAGTTAGTTTGAATAAAGTGATGTTTACGACTTGCTCAAAGAATGTAGTTCCGTTCTCAAGAGAAGACGTAATGTTAGTTTCAAGGGAAGAATTACCTTTGACATCATAAGTATGATAAGTAAAAGTTCCTGTCATATCGGTGACTTCATCGCTACTACCAAAAGTAAGCGTTCCTAAATCACCAAAATCAACAAAATGAACTTTCTTAATACCACCTACGGCATCTTTACAAGGTCTCAATCTTCCGCCAGTTAAATCACAAGCCATATTATTAGTATTAAAAAAGGGGTGGGTTTAGCACCCCTATGTTAGACGATTAATTATTAGGTGTAAAGAACGATGTCAGAACCGATACCATATTGAATACCAGATGTAAAACGCATTATCACACGAACATTCTGACTCCCGTCCAAATCCGCCATATCTATAACTTTAACTTCATTGTGGTCAGATAATAAACCAGTACCGAAGTATAAGTTGGACGTTTCGGCAGCTACCATATCATTATCAGCAAGACCCTGAGCAATAAACAAAGGTAAACCTTGGAAGTTCATTTCAGTCTTACCAACGTGATATAGGTCACGATAACCTAAAGCAGCTTGAGCAGATACATAAGCCTTTGCAATTTTTGATGAGATGTAAATCTTCAAATCTTCTTTACCATAAACAGCAGAAGGAATTGCATCAACAACTTTCCCTAATTCAGCGATTACGTTAGAAGAAGTAACAGTAGTTCCTGTAACATCTACAACATCAGAGTCAGCACCTAACAAAGTGGCAAATCCGTCAAACTCACCAGCAGTAGAGTTAGTACCTTGCCAGATAGTTGTTTCAGTTTTTTCAGCTACTTTAGCAGCGATGTGACCGATTAAGAAATCAGCGAATTTTGGAGGTAAGTTGTCATAGGCTGAATAACCCATTTGAACAGCTTCCCAGTCAGAACGAAAGTCCTTCTTACATAGCTCGACGTTCACTTGGAACTCTTCAGGCTGAAGGATGCGCTCTGTCAAAGTCAAAGAACCAGCGTCAGTGAAGTCACAAGTAGCGTTCGCAATAAGACCGCTTGTAGCAACTTTCTTTACAACTTCTTTGTACTTTACATTAGGCTTTACAGTAATACCGCCATTTGCGATTGTATTACCGCTTAATAGTGCAGCAGAGATGTACTTTCCAGCAAACTCTCCTGCGTATGTAGTAGTAATTGATGGAGTTGGCATAATTTAATTATTAATTTAGTTTGGACATTACTCGGTCAAGTGTCGATTGAGGGCGATTTTGACCGAATTTGAAGCCCTCGTTTTTTTCTTGTTTTTGTTCTGGATTGTGCGCAAGAGGCTCAACTGCTGGTTCAGCAGAAAGCTTTTCAATTTGTGCGTTCAATTCAGCTTTTTCTTTTTCGTAAGTTTCCATTCCCTTACCCATTTCACCTTTCATTGACTCAATCATATCTTTGAGTTCAGCGATTTTAGAATCGAATTCAGATTTAGAAACATATTTTTCTTCTTCTAACTCTTCTTCTTCATCAGGGTCTTCTTCTTTATCGTGCCCTGATAAATCTTCTTCAGCAGATTCGTTAGATAGTTCTGTGGCTTCTTCAGCCACTTCGTCTTCAGACAGTGCAACTTCTTCTGTGACTTCAACTTCAGGAGCAACTTCTTCAGCAGATACTTCTACGTTATCTACTTCTTCTTTTACCTCTTCGGAATTAATCATAGAAAGTTTCTGCATAATGTCTTTTAAAATAAGAGTTGCTTTACCTTCCATAATAAAAATTTAACTTTAAAGTATATAATAATAACTAATTTAATTTTCCCTGTTAGATTTTTCCTATACCTTGAGCTCTTAATGTTCCATCACAGCACTTTCGTGCATACGTTCTTCCGTCTTTACATAAACAACCACGTCTTGAATTTCGTGGAGATGTTCTGCTTGGCGTTTCCTTTGTTTTTCTCATTTTTTACTTGATTTGGGGTGTTTTTTAGGTAATAAATCGTAATCTGTAGTGTATTTAGCGTTCTGAGGTCTTCCGTTTTTAAGTAAGTAAATGTAAGCATTGACTCTTGCTTGACCCCACTGTTGAGCAGACTTTACCATAGGACTATGTGATGTTTGAAACGCTCCTACACCTCTTTGATACACAGATTTAAGCTGACCTACAGTTGTTCCGTAACCTAATTTAGATTTATACTTTTCATTAAAGTCATTTGCTTTCTTCTGAAGAGACTTTAACACTCTGGCTGGAACAGATACTCCCCTTCCCTTCCCAGCAGCTCCTTTCGGATTGCGTTTGCTACCTCTTTTTGGAGAAGGATTTTTAGTATCGGAATTTGGTGCTTTCGGGCTTCTAACAATTCTTCCTTTGTCATCATATTTAGCTAATTTGTGTTCTTTGCAAGGCATATACCACGTCTGTCCATCCACATCGTGTTCGTGATATCCATCGCAACCAATATCCTTTGCAATCTTTAATGCTTCTTCTTTAGTATCGTAGGCAAGTCTTCCGTCAATCTCCTTAGTAGATAAATCTATTTTAGATTCCTGAGAGTTTATCTCGTCAAGTTTAGTTTCTGCCCAACGTATTCCCTCTTCGCCTCCCCAAGCATCCCACAGAAGACCACCACAACCTTTATTGTATGGTTCGTCTTTTCTTTTCTCAAATCTATTGTAAGATGCCATCTCTGATATTAAACAACGAGATAATGGCTTGCCATCAACCAATAATTTAGCGAATTGCCACGCTTGAGGCGTTCCGCATCTTGGTTTGTTGCTATCATAGTACGCAAGAGCTTGTTTGGCGTTTTTTCTAGCAGCAGCAGGGTAATCTTTGTATGTTTTATCGTATAAACCAAGTTCAAGCTCCTCAGATAGCTCTTGACAGTCGCAATTAAGCTCTAATTCCCCTAATTCACGCAATTTAGACCTACTCCAAGCTAATCCTGACTTTCCACCCCATAAAAGGTATGAAATTGTACCACAAGCCTTAGAATCACTTGGGTCATAGTATTCTGCGGCTCTTGATAAGTAAGAATACATCCTCTTTATCGTGGACACACTGAGTTTTTCACCTCTACTGAGCTGTTGGGCTCTTACTTTCCCCACAGAGGTGGCGCATTTATTGTTTACCTTCTTATTTAGCTCAATACCACGTCTTGCATTGTTTCTAACGCCACTTCCATAGTCTCCGTATGTAGCTAATTGGTATTTATCGCCAAGAATTACGTTAGCAACCTCTAAAAGTATTTGTTTAGCTTCGTTTTCTTCTTCAAGTTGCTCTATTTGAGACATAGCAACCTCGTCAGTGAAGTAACCTTCAATAGAGAAGCCTTTTACTTTACCAGATTTAACATAATCATCCCAAACTTCTTCATTATTGACCTTCATAGATACCATCCAAGTGCCGACAGGCATATCTAAACCATATTTATGACTCTTGTCGTGAACTTTATCCTCTACAATCCACGATTCTACTACAGATAATCCATTAAGTTCTGCTTGGTGCTCTAGAGTGCTTTTATTTTGATTGCCACGCATCAAAAACAGCTCTGATGCTCTGCGTACAGTTTCTTCTGAGAAGTAAATGTAGTATTCGTCTTCTCCATTACGTCTGTAGATGTTCTTATTAGGCACTAATGCTGCACCCATAAGTATTTTCTTCTCTTTATCTACTTCAGCAAGTTTTATTTCTTTTTCTTCGGATAAGGCAATAAAATGCTCTTCTATTGCTGGTTTCTCTACTATTGAAATGGCATCTATACCAGAGAACAATCCTTCTTCATCTATAAAAAGTTCTATAATTCTCATACTATTAAATTAACCGAATGATGCGGTGTTTGTTATGTTTCTATCAAGTTCTTGTTGTGTAGATATATCTTTACCTACTACAAACGCTTTTACTGGCTTAGCTTCCTGTGTTGCTATAGCTTCAGACAACTGAGATGTTTGAGATGCGCCAACAACATTAAATTCTGGCGATTGAATTGATACAGCTCCACGAGGTTGACTTCCGCCTTTTTCTTTAGGTACTTTAACACTTGCTATTTGTTTTACTTGAGCTAAACCTCTTGCTATAGCTGCTGCAGCCGCAATAGCACCCCTAACAGGTGAATCAACTAAAGCTAAAGGCTTAAATTGCGATTCATAAGCAGATTGTGCGGTTTGATATGTAGAAATAAGTGTTGACGCTATAGCTAAAGCCTTTCCTTCTCCAGTAGATTTACCAGCTAAATCTGCAAATGCACCTAAGGCATCTCCTGTAACCCTCAATCCCTCTCTTTTAGCAATAGCCTCTGCTTCTGCTATTTTTATTCTTTTCATTGACAAGTCTTGTTCCACTTGCGTTAATTGCTCTTGAAGCTGAATTTGAGTTTGCTGGTCATTCATTAAGCCGCCCATAAATGTAGCTCTAAATGCCATTTCACCTTCTAATCTTTGTTTCTGCTGCTCTAATCTTTCAGTATCTAAGTCGAATAATTTTCTTGCTCTTCTACCTTCATTACCTATATCTGCCGTCTCTTCAAGTAGTTCAAGCTCTGCAAATTCAGCGTCATTTTTTACTTTATTGTCATATCTTTCTTTAGCAAAATCATTTTGCATCTGAAGTAGCTTTGTATTAGTCTCAGCGTTTATTCTTATTATGTATTGATTAAGCTCAGTTTCAGAGTTTCTTATAGCCTCTTCACTTAATCTTGTAGCTTCAATAATAGCGTCTTGGTCTTTAGTTCTTCTTTTGAACGCATCTAATCTTCTTCTTTCGTCTTCAACAAACTCTTTTTGCTTTATCCTAGCCCTTTCTTTTATTCCTTCGGACTCTATTCTCAGAAGAGCTTCTTCATTTTTTATTATAGATTTTAGCTCCCTTTCTCTTGATTGCTGTCTTTCTTTCTCGAAGTCTAAATCACCAGCTTTGTAAGCTGCGTTTCTTTTTGCTCTCGACCTTGCGCCTTTTTCATTTAACTCAATTTCAAGGTCAACAAATTTCATAAGAGAATCTATATCTTCATCTCTAGATTTAATGTTTCTATCTCTTTGATTAATAGTTGCCAAAACATCTTTCTCTCTCGCAGTAAAATTCCTCATAATGAGTTCATTTTCCCTACGCAAAGCGTTTTCACTTACTGTAAGACCTTTCTCATCTGCTTGAATTAAATTACTTTCCTCTCGTAATTTATTTAGTTTTTGTTGCAGTTCAATAGCTTCCTTCTCTGTTGAATTTAATTCTTGCAAACGAAGTTCTGCATCAATAGTAATTTGGACTTGCTCTGATGCCAATGATTGTATTTTTTGCTTGGCAGCTTCAGATTGAGCTAATCTAATTATAGATTCTCTATATAGGTCAGTTAATCTTGTCGCCTCTTTAGTTTGCTTAGCAACATCATCAAGAGTTAATTCAGCGTTCTTTAAACTCTGAACATATTCTGGGAACTCTTCATTTAATAAATGTATAGCTTCAGCCTGCTCCTCTTGTGATTTATTAGAGTCCTGAAGTGTCCTTATGTACATTTCAAAATTACCAGCAGTACTTTCAACAGTAGAACCAGCATCAGCCATAGTGTCCTTTACAAGCTGACTTCCTTTCACAAGTCTTATGAATCCTTTGTAAAGGTCATCTCCAAAAGTAATTAATAACTGGATACCAATCAGAAGGGCAGCTTGAGCTGTGAACAAACCTTTTAAAGCTCCAGCAAAAGAGCCTGTAGCTTTTGCATTTAGCTGAACTAAGTTTACCAACTGAGATAAGTTGTTTGCAATCGCAGTAAAACCAAAACTTGCATCGGATGCGAGTCGGCTGGTTTCCATTATGATTGCGTTATTCAAGCCAGATGTGGCTCTCATATTATCTGTAGCTGCAGCTGCGGCGTTTGCTGATGCTGCTTTAGCAGTTAAGTCTTTGTCAAGTTGTTTGGCTGCTAAAGATAATTGCTTGTCAGCTACAATAGCTTTCTGTTCAGCAGCAGTTAATTTATCAAAATTATCTTTTGTTACCTTTAGAGCCTTGTTGGTGTTCTTTGACTCTCTTTCGTTTACCTGTATAGATATTATTATTTTTTGCTCAGCCATTTCTGTATGATTTTGATTTTTTAACTCTTGTTAAAATTTCTGATGTCTCTTCCCAGTTTTTAGGTGCTTTATACAATCCTTTAGCTATATCTACGTTGTGAGATACGCCATACCAATCAGAAAGTTGCAATAAATCTATAATATCTTTTATCATAATACGTTCAGTAGTTCTAGTTTAGACTCCCCTGTTTTAAGGTTAGTGTCTATTGAATTTATAGTAAATACTTTGTCGCCAATCTGAAATCTATCGTTTAGCTCATAATTAAGTAACACACTATTCGGTAAATGTGCTGTTAGTTTAAATATACGCTTCTTAGCATTAAAGGCATCCTCTATGTATGTTTTGTAAAAATTACTGAATAATGAGTTTGTTTCTCCATTGTAATCTGTTAAAGACCATTCGTCTATTTCATTATCAAAGTTTAGAGTAAATTCTGGTTTTCTGTATGTTTTAAATCCATCCCCTAAATCAAATACATCAGCAGCTATAGCAACAGTATTAGAATCTACTATACTTGTAACTGTAGTCAATACATTATCTGTTGTATTTAACACAAAATCACCAACCCTTGAGGTACTACCTAAACCTGTTGATGAAACTCTGAAGGCAGTTGATGTTGAATTAACACTATTGTATAGTGGGTCAATCTCACTATAACTCACTTCGTTAGTATTTGCTGCCCTCCAGTATGAAGATAACTGTGTATTTGTAGTGCCACCAGTATTAAAGTTTATACCATCACTAGTGGATGTTAATATGCCATAAAACAATACAGGCTTAGTTAAAACTGGCTCATAGTTTGCAGATGGTTGACCACCAGCCTCATCGTCAGAAGTGTCTGGCTTAAAGTTGTCTCCAGCAGAATACCCCCATTGATTATCAGTTAACGAATTATTATTTTCGTCAAATAACCTCTCAAATTTAAGGTGCTCAAATGGAAGTTTAATTTTATACGGCTTACCTCTATCTACATCAGAAGGTCTAAACTCTTCATCTCCAAATATATGGTTAAATGATTCTTTGTGTTGCTTCATCAATAATGTTTTAGGCTCTTGATATTCAAACTCAACTTCACTGAAAGGTATAGTGGATTCTACATCGTGCTCTGATGAGTCAACGTATTCAGTTATGTCAAATATACTTGGGTTGTCATTGTAGTAATCGTTAAGAGGTAACATTCTAATTTTCCCAAAGTTTGAATCATTTTCATTATCTATGTAGTAGATTGTTAAATTAAACATTTGCAATATACCTGAAACAAAGTCAATTACTTTCATTTTAGGCATTTCTTCTGACACAATTACACTTGACTGTACACTCAGAGAGCCTCCGCAATCAAGGTCTTCTTCTGCCACAAAACCCTCTCCGTCATCTATTCCAATAAATAATTCTGGTGTGAAGTCAAATGCAGCTCCAGAAGTTTTTACTATGAATTTAAAAGTAGAGCCCTCCATATTACTTGGAAAATCATCAAAAGATACTGATGAATTACCAACATTATTAGTTTTACTAGCAACAAGAATTCCATCTTTAAATATCTCAGTATCGTATTGAACGGAAGTAAATCCAGACGAAGGTGTTATGTCTAAAGCTACAAGAATTCTGTCCGCATCACCTGAATAATTGTTTATTGTAATTTCCTGACCATTTGAGCTAATTGTAACTAATGTATCGTCGTCAACGTGAACCCAATCCTCAAGAACTTTAACCTTTTCTTCAGCACCTTCAACACCTCCTAAAACACCTTTTGTTCTGCTAAGCCACATATATAGATTATTCATAGGCGTGGTAGATATAAAGTCGGAGTCAACAAAATCTATTCCGTATTTTGTTTCTATGGCAGACAATATATCTTTTACCTTCAATGCTGGTTTTAACTGATTATATCTTAAGGCTACTTTTGCGCTTGTAGTGTCATTGTTGTAATCTAAGTCTCCATCGAGAGTATTAGAACTATGAGATGTACTTGAATTGAAGTACAATCTTTGCGTATGAGTAATTAAAGGATATATAATGGATTGAGAAAAATATCCAGTTGTAAGTCCAGTTTGAACGTTACTCCTTGAATAATCGTGGTCAAAAGCACTTAAGTCTAATTCACTAAGTTCGTCATCACCAAATAAATCACTTAGCGTTACTGTATTACCAAAGAATGTTACGCTATAAGAATATGCTTTATTATTCTTCATCTTGACACCATTTAGGAATATCTTACCTCTTCTGAATGGTATGTAATTTATTTCCAATACAGCTTCTGATTTTTTTCTAGCATCAAATGCGCCTTCAGATATAAAGTAATTATAGAAGTGCTTAAATATCTTGTTGTTCTTTTTTGATGCAGGCAGAGTAAATGATTGAGAAAAATCAGTAAATACTTTAGATATATCTCGAATGTCTTGTATTTTGGATGTTACAGATATTGTTTCATCCTTAAACAAGTCCACCTGCTGAAATACATTATCAGCATCTTTTATATGTAGTATAACCTTATTCATTATCGAATAGTGTTTATCTTATCAAAAGCAAAGTCAAATTCTATCGTGTAGTTTACTAACTTATCGTTAGTTCTGGTTTTGAATTGTAACGACTGTGTTTTTGGGCGCAAAGGTAGTATCTCTTCAGTATCAGTTAACCTCGTCATCCAGACTTGTTCTGATAACATAAGCTCTCTGAAAACCTCGTTATATTCCTCATCTATATACCCAGTGTTCATTGTAATGCTTTCTGTACCCACTAAATCTAACACCCTATTCTGGTGTGCGGAGGTATCATAAGTTGGCGTAGAAGAGAAGTTCATTACAGATGCTTTGTAATCGCTTGATTTAACATTTATTGAATTCACACTCTTTCTATCAAACCACAAATCTTGTAGTGCACCATATTTATTTACAAAGGTAACTCTGACTGGTTCGTATATAGAGCAATCAAATGTTCTAACTTTTATCAAGTGAGAAGAAGTTCCAGAATCAGTATCATAATTTACAATAATTTCATCTACTTGACTTATGTCAAGGTAGCTCAATAATTGTTCAAGACATCTAGAAGACTCAAGTGTACCGCCATCCTCTAACACTCTTTCTTCGTATGTAGCATTATCTGAAGTTCCTGATACAGATATGTATTGAATTTTTTGATTAGTGTTATCAGTGTCGCTTATTAATTCTGTTCTAACAATCGTTCCATTATTAGAGTATGCTACACTATTAGTGTCTTCAGCAAAAACAGGTATATTTATACTTGCATCATCTGGTCTGTATATTATTTTATTAGACTGAAGTAGTGAGCGACTTGGTTGAGGATTTACACCTTCCTCAAAGTAACCATATCCATCTAAAGCTACAAATTGATTTGCGTAATCACTTGGAGTTACTGTGGGAGATGATATTGAGCTTCCACTTGAGTCTTTAGCAGTTATTACTGCATTAGCCCATACAGAGTAGCTATCATACTCGCCATCATATTTAATGTCTATATAATCTCTTATGAGTTCTGATATTTCAAATACAACTTGATTGTTAGCCTCTAGTTCGGATTTAGTTATAGTATATTTCAAATCCGCAGCATCAGGCGTTGTATCTTTTGCGCCCTCATATATATAAAGTTGAAGTGTCGCAGTTGCAAGTGAACTATCTGACACTTTTATGTAAAACGGACTCCTTGTGTTGATTATTTGTGCCATCTTATCTTTTTAGTTCGTAAGTGTTTCCCTTTTTAATATAACCAATACTTGTCATAAATGTATCTAAGTCCTCCATAATATCTGAGCCTATTGGTTGTAATATGGAATCTTTTATTTCTCTTACAGCTCTATCTACAACTTCACCTATAAAATTAGCTGGCGCAATACCATCGGTGCTTATTTTTCTTGCAATTAGAAACGCAAGCGAGTTTACATTTTCATCATTAACTGGCAAAGACCTTCCTTTTGCGTCTTTTAATGTTACTGGTTTCTCTCCAATCCATCTTTTCAATCCACTTATACTTGGATTAAACGCATCCGTTCCTTCGTCAACATACTTCAGATATGCGTCTCCAAGCAAGTCAATAGAACTCTTAGTGCTTTTTACATTTAAAGACTTTCCACCTCTTCCAGATGATTCTACCTTAGCGTTTATACCAGAGCCTCTTGGTCTTGATTTAGTGTAAGACTCTAAAAAGTATTTTATCAATTCCTTTTCAGCAAAGCCTTTTAGATATGCTATTGTATTTTTTAGTTCTATATCCATTATCTACAAGCGTCTCCTGTTGCGTTAATAAGCTGCATATCTGTATTAGCTGTCTGTATTACTAATGTCATACTCCAACCAGCCAGTAGATTCTCAAACCTATCCTCAAACTGAACGGCAGTTGCGTCAGAGATAAGTTGGTATTTGTCGGTATATAAGTCGCCTCTGCGCAAAGACGATTGCAATCCATTGATTACTGTAAGCTGAGTGTTAAACACATCGTGCTTGTTGTCCAGTCCTCTGTATGGCGTGGAGGTAGCAGCTAACTTATCATCTTTATTCTCGTTTACGATGTCCATACAAATCACTTGCAAAGAGAACGTCATTATTTGCTCAGAGAAAGTTACATTCTCTACATTAACGTGGGCTAATGGGAATATCGTTTGTTTTGATAAGTCCACTTTAAATATATCTCCGAACGTAACTGTATTGACAGATGGGCTACCATCTAGATAAGTGTTTAGTTTGTCTATTAAATCGTAATATGCTCTCATCGTTTGTATGCTTTCTTAATCATCATAGCTTCTAATTCGTTTTTCTCTTTTTCAAATGTTAGGTAGGTAAGACATTGGAAGAGTGGACTCTCGGTAACTTTATCGAACTTAAGGACATCCCCTCCAGCAAGTGCGTAAATTGATTGATACCAACCCCACTTTGAGCCAAAGTTTGCTTGAGCAGATAAATCTGTTCCTCCGTCAGATTCTGCTGAGTAAAGGTCGGAATAGCTTTCAGTAACTCCCTCCCTAAATCGTAAAAAAAAACAACAGAACTCATAGCTACATCTAGTGGCATTTCCCTCATAAGCTCAGATACCTCGTCACTTGGTTCGTATGGCGCAATAGTATATCTTTCTTTACTTCTAAAGTTTACTGGTCTGTACAGCACTGCCATAGCTTTGTGCATAGTCTGCCAATCAGTAATTCCGTTTTCTACGTCAATGTACTCGCCAAGAGATATACGTTCTAAGTTTGGTATAAATCCCATATCCACATCAAGTAATTTAAAGTGGCGTATAATATCAGGCTTTTCTTCAAACGCCTTGTTGATGATTGTAAGTACCTTTTCCGCCTCAGCTAAAGGAATCTTTAATACATCTTTAAACTCTACGTTACAGAATATCTCAATAGTCTTCATATTGATAAACTCCGTAGCATTATCATCATCTTTGTTCTGTTCAAGTATCTTTAAGTATTTCTGATACTGCCCAAGTGTTATGTCTGAAAGTTCGTTTGGAACTGATAACTCTATCTCTACTTTTTTCGCCATAATAAATTAACTTTTATATTTCTTAGTGTTTTCCCAACTGCCTGTATGGCACAATATATAGTACAGTAGTATATTATAGTACATTGTATAGTAGAATACACTGTACAGTGTAAAAAGAATATATATACATTGTATCTTACTATACATTGTATTATACTGAAACTTTACCCTTGTTGTAAAAATGCCTGTATAACTCCCATATTTTATCTGACCATTCATTCTTATGGTACAATTTAGGTGAGATAACTTTAGATACGCCATTATCAATTACTATTTGGTATTGTGTGGCAGATGGGATTGGGTAGATTCTTATATTCCTTTCTATACACCACTTAAACGCTTTGATTGATTCGGCGTGATTCTGAAGATTGATTGTTTTTTTATTGCGCTTTGCCATAATACAAATATATAAAACACCTATTAGATTCACAAGGGTATTGAATTCAGTTGGCAGATGGAAACTGAGATGCGTATAGAGTTGAGATGTATATAGGTCGCCGTCTGTTTGTCTGTCAGAGTTATCGATAAAACGCTCATAAAAGCATTTTAAGGCACATTTAACGGCTTTACTTTGTTTTGTGGTATGTTAGTATGGTTGGACAGGAGAAACGACAGGAGAGGACAGAAAAAGCACCTTATTTGAATGTTATTTGTATATCCTGATTTGATTAACTGCCTGAGAATAAGAATCATAATCTACATTATGTTAAATTGTATAGCTATAAAAAAACCCTCCGAAGAGGGCAAAAACATAATGAAAAA